ACTGAAAAGATTTACCCTAATGTTTTCAAAGGACTTCTTATCAAAGGCGATGAGGCGGGTGACTTTCAAGCGTTGTGCTTAGGAGGTCATCTATACGTCACTAACAAACATCACTTTGTTGATGAGAAAGATGGAATCACACTCGGTAATTTTCTCTCGGGTTCAGGTGTCCGTCCACTCAAGGCTATTCCTTTACAGTCTATTAAGATGTGGGCAGCACCCGGAACCGATCTTATGTTCATGTGGATTGAAGATTTACCTGACTGCAACGACATAACGTCGTATGTAATGTCAGGACCTCTGAAATTCCCATGCGTAGGTCGATCCGTTGCTCGTTTAGAAAATGGACATAAAAAAGTCTATGATCTAACAGCATTAACCTCTGAGAAAATGCGTCATCCTAATGTATCTTGGACGAGTGATAATCAGTTCGACAGTGTTTATGGTCGACTGTCCGGGGAGCTCACAGTTTTTGGAGACTGTGGCATGCCTCTTATCACAAAGCTAGGCGACTATGGGTGCGCCATCTTAGGAATTCATGTGGGATTGAATGCAAAAGAAAAGGTTGGCATTAGCCAAGTTTTGCTTCAATCACACATTGAACAAGCTAAACGAGAGCTTGGAATTGACTTCTTAGTCCAAAGCGGCACTCCTTTACTATCTCTAGATGGATCTGAGGTAGAGTTAGGAGCCATGCATTTTCAAAGTCCGTTACTCTACTTTTCGAAGGGTTCGGCGAAAATATATGGTCGTATGCCAGGATTTCGTCAAGAGTCCAAGTCTCGCGTAAAACACACATATATTCATGATGGTGTCATATTGAAATCAGCAAAAACTTCAATGCCACATATGTCTCAGCACGGTCCTCCGTGCATGAAAGGTTACGCCCCCAAGCGTAATGCTCTTGCTAACATTTTTAGTTCAGCTTCTGGTTATGATGCCAGAGTGCTGGATGAGTGTGTGCAGAGTTTTCTTAAGGACATTCGGGAGAAGTTGAGCGTCGAGCAAATCCAAATGTTGGAAGTGTATGCTGACGAAGTGGCAGTGAATGGTCATTGCGAAGTTACATATGTTGACCCTATCAAGAGAAAGACTTCTGCTGGTTACCCTTGGCGGAAATCAAAGAAGTTTCTTTCGAAAGAAGTTGATCCTTTACCTTTTGCGCCAGATCCAATAGATTTCTTTCCCGAAGTCTGGGATCGAGTGCGAATAATTGAGGAGAAACTTAAACGAGGTGAGCGCAGCATGCCTGTGTTTACTGCTCATTTGAAGGATGAACCCGTTTCAGAGAGTAAAATCAAGAGTAAGGCAACCCTAATGTTTTCAGGAGCCCCTCTAGATTTCTCGCTGGTTATGCGGAAGTATTTTCTTTCAAGTGTTCGTTTAATTCAAAACAATAGGTTTGTTTTTGAAGCCGGTGC